TGTCGGCTCGCCCGGGGTTGTACGCCCGGACGGGGAGGTGGGCACGCTGCAAGTCTTGGATCAGGGCGATGCCAGCGGACTTGTCCTCCACCAAGATCAGGTCAACCCGCTTCTTGTCCTTGCCGTCACCAAAGACGGCGTCGTACTCGTCGATCACCTTGGGGCGCAGGTCGGGGTACTGGAGCCTATCCTGCCAGCAGTCGATCACGAACACGCTCATAGCCCCGTCTGTGGGCTTGAACACGCCAAACGTGATGCAGGCGGTCGGGTCGTTGGCCGTCTTGTCCGTCGATGCGCAGTCGTAGCTCTGAAGGATGTACTCGAACTTGGGCAGCTCCTTGTTCGGGGGCCAGAGCTTGAACCAGTCCCGCTTGACCATGCCGCCCTCTTCGGGGTCGATGATCTCGGCGTAAATCTCCTGCCTGCCCAGCTTCGTGCCCTCGTACTGGAGGATCTGCTTTTGAAAGCTTGGCGCAAGGTTGTCGATATTCGAGTAGGTCGAGGCGGTCGTCAGTTGCACATCGTCACCCTCCCGGCCAACCAGCTCGACGATCAAGTCCTTGGGCTTGGGGGTGGTGGTGCAGAGGATGCGGGTCTTCTTGCCCAGACGCACGCCGAACATGATCTGATCCCAAGCGTCTTGCAGGTACTCCCATGCGGCCAGCTCGTCACACCATGCGCCATGGAACTGTGGGCCACGGAAGCGTTCAGGCTCAGATGCGGGGATGCCCTTGATCAGGGAGCCGTTGACCAAGCGCAGCTCGTGGGCGGTCTTGTTGTAGTCGGCCACCAGAATCGGCGGGATAACGGCCAAGAGCCCGGAGTCACCCTCAAAGCAGGTGGCCCGGACGTCAGCGGATGTGGGGGCGGCTACGAGCCAGCGAGTCCCGGGCTGCTCCCATGCCCACCAGCCTATCTGTTCGGCGGCTGTACGGGTCTTGCCTGCCCCCCGACCAGCCAGCAAGAGCCAGATCGTCCACCACTCACCCGCCGGGAGGATCTGGTGCTTGTGGGCGGTGGTAAGCCACTTGGCCCTCCAGTCGAAGGCAGCACGGGCTTCAGGAGGTAGCAGGGCATAGTTTCTCCTGACTTCCTCATCTTGTAAGACTTCTGCAAGCTCAGACATTGGACTCGGTCTGGCGCTTGAGTTCGACCGCCTTCAGGATGGTCTCGAATATCCCCAAGTCAACCTTGGCCTCCAGCGGGTTCTCGGAGTCCCCAGCCACTTGCATGCGGTCACCGTACTTCTTGGGCTTAAGCTTCATGGCCGTCCACTTCCGGGCATCAATGCGCTGCTTCTGGTACGCCACATAGCCAGAGTCGATCTTGATGTCGATGACGTTGCCTTCCCTGTCCTTAAGCTCGGTGACCACCGGGTTTTCATCGGCAATGGCGATGATCTGGTCAGCCAAAGTGTCGGCCTGCTCTTCCCGAGCGCGTGCGTATTGCTCCGCAAAGTCAGTGTTGCGCAATAACCACTCATACACCGTTGACTGGGCAGGCATACCCTCTGTCTTGAGGATCTCTCTTAGGCTCTCTCCTTCTGCCAGTCTTATGCAGATGACAGAAGCGATGTGAGAGTTGTATGTGGTGGGAGCGCCCATAGGACGCTTTGGCTTCACGGTAGGTTCAGCGGCCTGCGGCTGCTTTTCCTCTGTTTGTTGTTTCTTGGGTCTCGCCATGTGGATTACTCCTTTAACAGCGAGTGTAAGGCAAATCAATCTGGTTTGCTATGCAAGATGAGCACACGGGTTATTCCGCTCATACGGGCTGGCATGCCTGTGGCGTAGTTGTAGATCAGTCGCCAGCTTTGGTCGGATGTCTGGTAGATCTCCCCGGTGCGTAGAACCTTGAGGTAGGTGTTTGGCGGGACGGAGGACAGGTATACGCCCTTGGGGTGGGTTGAGACCCGGTGCTTGCGGTTCTTGCGCGGCTTGATCTCTTTGGCCTTGATGTAGTCCTCAAGGATGCCAACGCGCTCTTGCAGGGTTGAGATTGCATTTGCCGCCAGAGCCGGATTCTTGGCGCACCAGCCCTGTGACCAGATGGTCTCCACAACTGTGGATTTCAGCTTGGGTTCTATTTGTCCAGATGCGGTTGCAGGCTGCGCACCTGTAAGCAGTCCCAGTGCTGACTTTAATCTTTCGGTCAGTGTAGGAGCGTTGCTCCGTGGTGTAGGTCGTGAATCGTTCAATTACCTTCTCCATTGTGTGATTTTAACTTGGTTTTCTGACGAAATGCTTGCACTCGGCGCTCAATTGCATACCAAGTGTTGCGTATCAGGTCTACAAAAAGGACTTGGAAGATGGCCTCAATCATTCGGCCACCATCACCAAAACAACCAAAAACATGAGTGTGATCATCAGTCTTCGTCCTCATCTGGATATTCGTACTTGTCGGCTCGATCCTCGTCGGTCTCGATGGCCGTGTGCTTGGCCTCGTACTCGCTCTTGATCTTGCGCAGGCGGGTTTCCTCGGCCAGTTGCTTTGGGGTGATGGCCCGGAACTGCTTGAGGAGTTCGGCCTCCACCTCCTCAAACATGTTGTCCATTGTGCTGTTGGTCATGATCGCCTCAGAAGTTGTAGTCGTAGAAACGAACTGGTTGCTCACTCAGGTCAAACTTGCGGCCATGCTTGTCTTTCCAACCCTGCTTGCCCAAACGGATGCGAACGACTGGGTTGGTCTCGTTGCTCTTGATGAACCACTTCTGCTCGTGCTGGTTAAGGCAGTGGGCAGAGAAGCCGCCAACAGCGAACTTCATCTCAACGCTGGTGTCGCGCTCTGAGTCCATCTCACGGACTTCAATGGTCTTGTCGCTGATGACCTTGACCACCTCGAAAGGGTTGACGTCAGAGTAGCCGTAGTGGTTTGCGTAGTTCATGATGTTTCCTTGTATCGTTCCTGCGACGTTGCAGTAGGTGCAGTATAACACAGTTAAAAGAATGAACAGGAATAGGGACTTACCCTACCCCTTTTTTTAGGCTGTGTATTCGATGGCTTGCAGATTGCTGATGCGCTCGTTGATCTCCATCATGGTCTTTTGGAAGTCGGCCATGACCTTCTGCTTGTGCTTCTCCAAGGCCGCAATCTTCTGGGCGCGGGGATCGTAGTCGTCTGGCACTTCGATCTCGATCTCCTGATCCCCGACATAGGTGCGGTGTTCGGTGTCGTCCAGCTTGCATGAGTAGACGGTGTATTCCCCGCTCTCCTGCCAAGAAAATTGGTTGTAGTGGATGTGAACTGTGGTCTTGATCTTCATGATTGCTCCTTGATGGGGGCCGAAGCCCCAACGGTTGATTAGTCTGCGTTCATAGCTGAGACGGGTGTGTAGCCATACTTTTTCCACCCGATCCGAAACAGTGGGCTGTACGAGGCTTTGCTACTGATTGCTCGGGTCATTGCGTTATGAACTTGCAAGCGAACTTTATAAATTTCACTTTTTGTCATGGTTCTCTCCTGAGGGGGCCGAAGCCCCCGGGTGATTAAATGGGCATTCCTAATTCAGCGCCGTTGATTGGCTTGTTGAGCCTGTCGTGCGCTTGAAGGTCTTCAGGCCACTGAAGGGCACGCTCGAGCCATTGCAGTGCTTCTTTAGGGAGGTGGATGACCTCCACCTGTGTTGTGCTTTGCTCATCCATGCTGGCCTCCAATTAACGGCTGGTTGTCTTGACGGAGAAGGATGCGGAGACCTTGGTGTACTTGCTGTACTCGTCCTCGCCAAACTGCTTGACAAACTTTTCTTTGTCGAAGAGAACGCGATTGCTCTCAGAGTAGGTTGCCTTGAACAGGTTGCCCTCGATGACTTTGGGGCCACCCTTGCTTGCAGCATCCTTGATTTCGTTCTTGATCTTTTCTGCCTTGGCGGTCAGGTCAGCGATCTGTGCCAGCAACAAACCCAGCTCGTCAACTTGGGTCAGGGCGATGTCGTTTGCGTTCATGTTAAAGCTCCTTGGTATCGTTCCTGCGATATTGCAGTGAGGAGAAGTTTAACTCAGTTAAAGCAAAAAAACCATCTCTGGCAAAAATATTTCTAAGTATTTTCCCTAGTATCGAATCGGCTGGGCTTAACTGCCCCCAAGCAGAACAGCAGATGCTCTCCACTCTCTTGGGCCATGTCCACCTTGAAGTCGGCTTTGTAGATGTACCTGAAGTCAGACATTGCGGTCTTGCCAATCTGTTTCTTGTACTCTTGCTGGTCGAGGAATGTGAACTGTTCCTTCTGAATCACCCGTGTGTGGCTGGGATCGCCCCATGCCCAAACCGACTGCCAGTGAGGGCAAGTGCCAAATAGCTTGCCGTTGGGCTTCAGGATGCGCCAGAACTCGCTGAACTGGGCAAAGAAGAACTTGTAGTCCCCTTGTGCCCCCGTGTGCTCCAAGACCTCGTAGGCGTGAATCTCGTCGAACATGTTGTCCTCGAAGGGCAACGGCAGCTTGGTCAAGTCCCAAACCACATCGGGCTTATGGTCGGCATTGATGTCCAAGGTGACCAGCCCCTCCCACTGCTCTCGCCCGTGCGAGAAGATTCGTTTGTCTCGTGTAGAGCCTGCGCCAATCAACAATTCCATTTTCATTCTCCAAGTTGTTTTTTTACGTCTTCCAACAGATCCATCTCAGTGAAGCCCCAGTGCTTAGGGAAGCCCTTCGTCCCGAGGCCGTGGAGGCCCGTCTTGCCCCTGTGATGCTCTGGGCATAGTGGGATGACATCCATGTGGCTTGAGCGCCCCCAGCCCCCTGCTGAGGCCCTTGGATGGTGTAGCTCGGCAGGGGTTCCCTCGTACCCCATGCGCCTGCACACTGCGCAGCCAAGCTCGGCCACCCGAGACATGTGCTGCTTCTCGGCCTTGGTGGTCATGCCACGGCCTTGTCGATGGCCCTGTTGGAGGCTTCCTGCGACCGCCAGACGTCGATTCGGGCTTGGGCGGCTACCAGCATCCATTTCAGGTATTCCTCCTTCTCCACGGACTCCCTGATGGCCTCCAGATGGGCTTTGTAGCTTGGGTGGCTATATGCCTCCCTCTCTTGAGCGTTGACGGCCTCAATCCCCCGGGCAAGGGCATCCTTGCACAGCTCGGCCTTGATGGTCTTGCGGTACTCCTCCATGTAAGTCCTGTCGGACTTGGCTTTGGCGTATTCCTTGGCCTTGCTCACCATGTAGTCAATGGCTTCGTGCGGGTCAACCGTTCGATCACTCATGTGTTCTCCTTCACTCTGTCTTTGTAAATGTTGTACCGCCATGAAGT